CTCTCGACGTGCACCTCCGCGGCGAGCTCCACCAGCGCCGGCAGGTCGTCGAGCGTGGCGTCGCGGATCATCCTGCGTTGCTCGTCATGGCCCGGATCACTTCAAGCACCTCCCACGGGTAGGGGCGCGGCTGAGTCAGGACGAGCGGCGCGTCGGCCGACCAGCCGAACTCGCTGATGTCGAGCAGGCCCGTGACCGCGACCGGCGCCGCGTCGAGCAGCGCACCGTCATAGTTCTGGAAGCCCGGCAACTCCTGGCCGTTGACCGTGCAGCCGACGGTCGCATTGACCCGGACGTGTACCCGGTGCTGGCTGTTGGCCTGGCCCTGGCTCGAGCCGGCGCCGCTGCCGAAGTCCGGCGGCAGTAGCTCGAGGGTCGGGACGAACGGCAGGCCGACGCTGATCGACGTCGCGGCGCGCGGCAGGGTGATCTGCCCCCCCGCGACCAGGAAGACGCCGAGGTAGATGCCCTCCGCGACTGCCGAAACCGTCTTGCCGTTCAGGTGCGAGAGTCCCGAAACCGTGGCGCTTGCCGCCTGCGCGATGACCATGCGGCTGTCTTGGTAGGCCGAGAAGTTCAGCTTCTCGACGTAGCGCACCGTCGCGCCGTTGATGGTGCGGCGCACAAGCGCCTTCGTCATATCGTTGCCGGTGCTGCCGTCGGGCGTGGTGCAGATCGACTCGACGAACCCGTCTGTCGGGCAGCGGGTGAAGGCGACGACCTGCTGCTCCTCGCTGTATGTCAGCGCGGCGAGCGTGCCGTCGGCGAGCAGCACCCAGACGATCGACTCGGGCATCGCCTGCACCGACAGGGCGACCAGGCCGCGGCGCAGGATGTGCTCGCTGAACGCCCCGATGTCGTTCGCCCGGTAGCCGTCCTTCGTCAGGTCGAACTCGAATGAGCGCAGCTTCTTCCCCCCCTTCTGGGCGAACAGGACTGCGTTTCCGACGCTCTCCGGCCGCATCGCCGCGGTGCCGTAGCTGGTGTGAGGCTTGATGCTGATGTTCGTCGGCGTGATCGGCTTCTCCACGCCGCCCCGGACGACGAAGGCCGGCCCATAGGTGAAGGCCACCAGTTCTTTCCCGCTGTTCAGGTAGGCGATCGGGTTCACTTCGTCGCTGGCGATCTCGTAGGCCAGCGCGTCGTCATCGAGCACGCCGATGGTGAAGTCGTAGTACAGCCCCGAGCGCGAACCCCACAGACCGCCGGGCTGCTTCGCTGTGCCGGCGGCCCATAGGCGCTGTTCGAAGAGGGTCACGGTCGCCGGGTAGCCGTCGTTTGCATTCCAGACGGCATCGAGCAGCTGCCACGAGGACGGCGCGGCGGCGATGTTCGAATCGAGCTTCTTCGTCACCCGGGCGTTCGCGACGGCTGGCGAAGCCAAGGCGGTGATCTTGACAAGCCCGCCGTTGAGCTTGACGTAGCGACCGACGTCGCCGGAACGCCACTCGCCGGCGGCGACGGGCAGCGAGCGCGTAGCGACACCGAGCACGGCCACAGGCCCCACCCCGAAGATTGCATAGGTGAACTGGTTGGCGCTGATGACGTTGATGGCCGCCGTCGTGTTGAAGTGGGCCAGGTCATTGCCGGCGATGATTACCGTGTCGCCGGTCGAGTAGCCATGGGCGGTCGCGGTCGCGGTCGCCGTGCCGGCGGCTTCGGTCAGCGCGGTGATCGCCTTCGCGCCCTCCAGCGTCGACGTGACCTGCGCGGTCAGGGTGATGAGCGTGCCCACTTCGCCGGCCGACGGACTGATCGCCGTCTGCGGCGAGCCGGTCAGCACCCAGAGCGAAGCCCCGAGGGTGACCGAGGCGAAGGCCTGCTCTATCGTCACCGTGACGATCGTGGTGCTGGTGTAGGCGGTGATTAGGGCCCGGCCCGAGCTCAGGGTGATCCGCCGCCCGATGTCGCCCCGATTCCAGGTCGCCGACGCTGCGGTCGCGGTGCGGCCGGCGCCGACCGTGGCCAGGCTGAGAGTGACGATGACGGCCAGGCGCGTGCCGACCTCGCCGAAGGGCACCGGGTCGAACGGTGCGACCTCCAGCGTCCAGGAGTCCTCGGCGAAGCGCAGCAGCCGGTAGATCGGGAGCGTTGCGCTGGCGATGAACATCGTGTCCCCGCCCTGCGTGTAGTCGAGCGTCGGCAGGCTCGCCGGAGTGAAGGGGGTGACGAGCTCGAAGGCGACGCGGGTCGCCCCTTTCCAGACCCGCATGTAGAGGTCGCCGAACTCCAGGTCGTAGCCGAGGGTCGGCGAGACGATGAACGGGATCAGGCGGGCGGTGCGATCGGCGAACTTGGCGGACTCGAGGAAGTCGGTGCCCGGCTTGCCGCGCACCCCGCCCTGCTCCAAGACGATGACGTTCTCGGCCGTCTTTGCCGCGGCCGCGTACTGCTTCAGGTCCGGCCGGCCGAGCAGGCGCGGCGAGATTTCCCCGCCGGTCAGGCTGGTCTGCGCGACGACGACCTTCGGCACGTCAGTACCTCGCGGTCTGGATGGTCGAGTCGGGCAGATCCTCCGGCTCGCTCTCCTGCCCGTTGACGGCGCCGGCCATCTTGCGCATGCGCTCGAACGCCGCCGTCAGGTCGTTGCGGAGCGATGCGCTCTTGGTGATCGGGTAGGCCAGGGCCGCCGCCATCGCGTGGACCATCAGATCCTCGAACTGCGAGTCCCAGGTCTGCGGGTCGGTGTTGCGAAAGACGTAGACGATCTCCAGGCTGGTGGCGGCGGCCAGGATGCGCCCGCCCTCCAGGCTGTAGCTCGTGCGAATGCCGTCCGGGCCGACCTGCAGCAGCCGGAGGTAGTCGCTCGGCAGCTGGAACTGTGCGCCCCAGCTCGAGCCCGGCGGGACCGCGGCCAGCGCGGCCAGCACGGTGCGCTTGCGAGCACAGGTCGGCTGCATCTGCCGGAGCAGGCGGTCGCGGGTGCTGGCGTAGATCGCATTGCAGGCCTTGGCCGCCTTCTCCGCGCCGGTCAGGGTCTGGATCGGGTTGTCGCCCAGCATCGCGAGCGCCGCATTGCAGATCGTCACGTCGCTGCTCATTCCCCTGCCTCCATGAAAAACGGGCGACCGAAGCCGCCCGTAGAAACCACCACGTCACCCCCGAAAAAAACGACTACGGGTTCATGTACTGGACTTCGACCCGTACGACCTGGTTCGCCGTCGGCGTGGCGCCGGCGACCGTGAAATAGATTTCCTGGTCCGCCAGCATCAGGTAGTCCTGGCCGGTGATGATCTTCGAGCCGGTCAGGGGCATGGCGGTCGCGGCGGTCTGGAACGCAGTCGCCGCGAAGATCGCAGTCGCGTCGGTCGCGACCTTCGTGACCGCGTCCCGGATGCCGCAAGCAAGCGTCGAGGACGCGGCGCCGGTGCCGAAGCTCAGGACCGGGATGCCGGTGAGGCGCGCGCCCCTCTTGAGGATGACCCCCGAGCCGATCGTGTCGCCGTTGGCGAAGGCGTGCACCGCGGGCCAGCGGATGATGGCCCGCTGGTCCTGGCCGTTGAAGGTCGGGCCGATCTTGCGGCCCGCGGCCAGCTCGGCGGCGTTGAATGAATTGACTTCGGCCATCTCGGGGCTCCTTGAGTTGCGGCGTCAGCCGATCAGACGAACTTGACTTCCACGACGCGCTTGGTGTCGTATCGGCCGCAGGCGTAGCTCGCGGCCATGTCGACTTGCATGAGGTTCTGCAGGTCACCGCGGCGCTGCACCGTGCCGACCACGGCGCCCTCGCCGAAGTGAAGGCCCTTCTTCGACCATGCATAGGTCGTATAGGTGGTACCGTCGAACGTGATCCCCTCGTAGGGGACCCAGTTGAAGCCCATCCACTTGCCGGACACGTCGCCTTTTTGCAGGAACTGGCTTGCCATCCAATCGGCCGACGTGAGCGTGGTGTCGGACATGATGTCCGTCGCCATCCTGAAGTTGTACGGGAGGTACAGCTCCTCGCCGGCTAGATCGTCCGCCTCGTTCTTGCGGAACAGGCCGCGCAGCTGGATGAGCTTGGCCTTGGTGAAGGCGGTTGCGCCCGCGACGATCTTCTGACCGGCCGGGAGGGCTTCGGTCGTGGCATCCTTCATCGTCACGGTCGCGCCGGCGGCTTGAAAGATGATGTCGTCCGCGCGCCGGTTGCGCATGGCGATCAGCGCATCCATGTAGCTGCCGCTCATCGGATTGGCGAGCAGTTTCGCTTCGTCCGAGCGGTCGACACCCTCGGCACGGTAGAAGTCGCGCATCGGCACGACGACCGTCGCATGGTCGCGCTCGGCGAGTTGCGTTTGCGCCATGCGCTGGGTCTTCTCGTCGAGCAGGCCCGCGTCGCTCAGGCGATTGATCGTGAACGACTCGCCCGTGATCGAGCCGCGTTCCGTGACCGAGCCCATGAGGCGCGATTGCTTCTGGCTGGCCTCCGTGCGGAGATCGTTGTCCCACTGGATGACGAAGCCTTGCGGAATGGTCGTTGATGCCACGTTGAACTCCCAAAGATGAACTCATGTCCGCCTTCGGGGTGTCCATCGCTGGGCCCGGGTACGAGAACGCGTCGGCTCGCGCTCCTCGACTCCGGGTGTCTGCAACGCAGGCCGGAATGGCGCGCAGTGTTGCGCGTCGCCCCCCTAGATTCCTGACATTCCGCTATTGCGGCTGCTTCTTCGCCTGCGCATCGAACGCAGCGCGGCGCTGCGCGACGACCTTCTCGTGTTGCGGGTGGCGCGTGTCCTTCGCGATCGCCATGACGGCGGGATCGTTCGGATCGAAGCCTGCCGGCACACCGCCTGTATCGATCGGCGGCGTGTCCGGTTTCATCTTGGAGCCGAAGTAGGCGAGCGCGCGGACCACGGCAGGCTGAGTGCCGACCAGGTGCAGCGCTTCCTGCACGTCGGCCGGCAGCGCCGAGGTTGCCGTCTGCGCTGCGCCGAGGTTGGCCTCGAACTCGGCGTTCGTCTTCCATGCCTTCTTGAGCTCGGCCTCTGCCTGCCCCTTGCTCACTGCCGCGCCGCCCTTGATCAGCTCGGGCATGTCGGCCAGGTGGAACGCCAGGCTCGCCTCGTACTGCGCTTGTGTCAGACCGAGTTCGTGTGCCTTCTCCTTCCATGCCGCCGAACGGGTGTCGTCGAGCAGGCCCTTCAGATCGTCCGGCGGCGTGAAGGTGTAGGCGTCCGCCTTGTCCGGCCGCACGTCGCCGACGCCGAGGCGCTTCTCGAGCGCCGCGCGCGCCTTCTCGGCCTTCTTGCCGGTGGCGACCTCGTCGAGCTTGCCGTCGGCGGCGAAGACTCTCACCTTCTCGGCGAAGTCGAACGCTTCGGGCGCCGTCGCGGGTGTGGTTGACGCCAGCGCGGCCGGCGCGGCGGGCGCGCGGAGCAGGCTGTCCCCGCCCGGCTTCGGCGCGGGGTCTACCGGGGCGGCCGGAGCCGCAGCGGCGGTAGCGGGCTCGGCAGTCGTCGGGGCTGGGGCGGTGGCAGTGGCGGTCGTCATTCGTCTTCTCCTTCGGGTTCGGGCACGTCGTTGGCCCGGTTGATCTGCCGCACGATGTACTCGATCACCTCGCGCTGGGCGGCGAGGATGGCGGTGCGGTTCATGCTCGCGGGCGAGCCGTCGAGCGGGGGGCGCTTCACGAACTTGGCGTTCAGGTCGACCAGCACGGACTGCCCGGGCCGGTACGCCTCGAACGTGTCGCGGTAGGCGATCTGTAGCGCTTGTGCGTCGGTCACTTCGACACTGGAAGCTGCGACCAGTAGGACCGAGCCGCGATGCACCGGCTGCCGAGCGCGTCGGCCTGGCATGCTTCTTCGATCCGCTCGCTCATCACGAACCGGCCGCTCTTGCCCTTTGCATAGCCGGCGGCGCGGATCCAGTTGTAGTCGTTGATGAGGATGCGGCGAGGGCCGTCAGGCAGGAGGATGAGGATCGACGCGGTGCCGTAGTCCTTGGTGTCGTTCGCCACGGCACAGAGGCCGCGGGACATGACGTACTCGCTCTGCGCGACCATATTGGCGATACGGTCCGCGGGCAGCGGCGCGGCGGCCGCGGCAGAGGCGCAAAGGGTCAGGGCGAGGAGGAGAAGGTGCTTCATGTTGCGTACCCTGAGGCGTAGATGCGCCATTGATATCCGTCGTACAGGTCTTTGATCTTGATCCAGCACATGTTTGCGCCCGTGTCGTGCCAGTAGCAATTGCCGGCGTGCGCGTCCAGTGCTGCCAAGCTGGCGACGCCCGTCAGACCCGTGGCGCTATTGACGTATCCGCCTACGACCGGAGTGCTACCGTCGAACTCGATCCCCCACGTCGTGCAGTCGGTAATGGCAAGGTTCGGATTGACCGCCTTCCACGGACTGTTGCCTCCGTTGCCGGACGACGATTGATTGCCCATCAGGAACGTGTTCGGCTTCGTCACTCCGGGGAAAGTCAAGACAACGTAGCCGCCAATCGGACACACTCCGTGGTGGTCGTCGTTGAAGAACGAGCCGTAGTCGGGCGGTACGTTGCCGTTCGACAGCGAGATCGGCATCTCCCACACCGCGCCCGCAATGTTTGCGCGAGCGGAATTGACGCGCTGGAACTTGTGCGGCATCTCCGAGCGGTCATATCCACCAGTGCCGGGTGTCCCACCCGCGGCTCCGGGAAGAATTTCTAGACCGTGGAATGGCGTGAGCGTCCAGCAACTCTGCGGGTTGTTCTCCAGCGCCGTGACAGTCAGCCCCGTCGTGAAATAGGGCTGGTTGAAGACGATGTGACAGTTCGGTTGCGGACCTGTCGTCGGCCCCTTCATGAACATGCCCCAGTGATCGTACTGGATGCCGAACGTCCAGCGGCGGTGGGTGCCGTTGGTGATGTCCATGAACTTCGGCCCGCCCGCGGCCACGCCGGTGATCGCGTCGTAAGTCGTGACGAGTTCGGTCAGGTGAGCTGGCGGGGTCTGCCACATGGAGTTAGAGGCACCGATCGCCCACCCTGAATTGAGCGAGGAGTAGGTGTGGATCGGAACGGTGTATTCCTCCCACGATTGCTGAACACAGGTGTTCTCCACCAGGGTGTGATGCGCCGTGTTCGCCGCTGGCGTGCCGCCGGAGTAGCCCCAGGCCGAGAGGTTCGGAAAGACGAGCGTGCCGTGGTATGGAATGATCGCGTTGCAGAGGCGGTCGGCCAGGAAGCTGCTCTCGTGATTCAGCGACTCACGCGCCATCAGCGCGTTGTTCGCGAAGCCGATCGGATCGGTGATCCCCGAGAACCCGACGCCGTCGATGTCCGCCATCCGCCAGTTCAGGTAGTCGGGCGTCGCGACGACGTTCGAGTAGCCCTGACACTTGAACATCCGCACGTTTTCCAGCCTAAGAGCGACATCCGTTGCGAGCGAGTTGAAGGTGGCATAGGCCACGCCGTCTGTGGTGCAGCGGATTTTCTCGTTCGGGCCGAGGTTGCCGGCGTTGTCGCCCACCGCGTTGTTGCTTTTCCCGCCGAAGTCCCCCACGCAAAGCGCGCTGTTGCCGCTCCATGTGCCGAGCTTGCCGAAGAATGGATTGATCGGCACGAGGGCAGATGAGCCGAGACACCCATGCTGGATGCTCGGCCGCGTAGCCATGATCCCCTTGCTGTGCGCATTCCACCAGCCAAGGCCCGCTGAATCGATAGCCCAGTTGTCCGTATGCGTGTTGTTCGGGCTGGCGAACCAGAATCCTGCCGGCGTGGCGTCGTGGACCTTGAGCCTGTCGCCAGCGGCGGGAACCCGATAGGCAATGGCAACGTTGTTGTGGAGGGTGTTTTCTTCCTCGCTGCCGTCCTCCTCGAAGAATGCATGTCCGAGCGCGTCGTGCCCCACGCAGTTCTGCACGACGACACCGCGGCACCCGTGCAGGGTGACGAATCGGTTCTGCCCGGCCAGCCCCGTCACGCCGTCGAGCAAGGCCCACCCGGCCGTGTACTTGTTCGTGCCCGCGGCCCCGTCAGTCTTGTTCGTGCCATCAGCGTTGTAGCTCGGCATGTGGAAGTGCCAGCCGTAGCGGCCGAGCAATCCCTTCTGCCCGTAGTTCTCAAAGCCGACGTTCTTGAGCACCGTCTTGGATGTCAGGCCCATCGTCATGCCGTGCATGCCGTAGCCGAAGGTCGCGAGGTCAGTGTTCCCGGAGTCGTATCCCTTGATCTTGATCGTCGGCGAAAGCACAACGACGAAGGCGCGCTCGTCGAGCTGCGGGTTCTGGTCGACGTGCGTCCGCATCCCGGTCGGGTTGCCGCCGCTGATCTGCGAGAACGTCCCCGGCGCGGTGGCTGGACCGCTGTCGGTGTAGTACTGCATGACGCCCCAGCGAGCGAAGCCGAGGGCGGAGCTCAGGGTCAGCGTCGTCGTTGCCACAGCAGCAACCGCCAGTGTTCGCACCTCGGTGCGGGTGCCCGCGTTGTAGAAGCCGGTCGGCGTCACCAGCACGGTCGAGCCGGCCGGCGCGGTGACGGCAGAGTCGACGGTGATCGTGGCGCCGCTCGCATAGTGGGCATTCAACCGGCGCACGGCGGGCGCCTGGCTGCCGTACATCTCGAGCCGGCCGCCAGCGTCGTTGATGAACGCGCGGGATACGCCGTTGTTGTCGTTCTGGACGCCGTTGTTCCCGGTCGAGACGTTGATCGTGTGGGTCGGGCCGGTAATGAGGGCAGAGCCGATACCCAGGGCCGTCCGCTCGCCTGCCGTGAATCCGTTCACTGTCGGCCGCGCGCCGCACAAGTCGATAGTGATGTTCTTCGGGTGCGGGACGCCCGAGGTGCCGGCGAGGATCGTGCCGTAGTTGATGATCGACGCGCAAAGCAAGCGCGTGTCGATGCCGGTGGCGAAGGCCAGCGTGCCGTTGTTGGTGATCGTGCCGAGCCGGTCCCCATCGATCATGGCGAGGTCGACCGTGATCGTCGTCCCTACTCCGATGACAAGAGGGTCATCCGGCGCCAAGGACGTGGCGAGCAGCGACGAGAGCAGAAACGACGATGACGGGGAACCGCCCCCGCTGGTCAAGAGCCTGTGCCGGCGCCGCGGCATTTAGGTCAGGCCCCGTAGTAGCAGCGAAGAACCCACTTTTTCACCTTTAGAACCTGCGTCTCGACGGACGTGTTCGTCGTGCGGATGGTGAAATCCGCCGCGTTCGCCGTATTGACTGCGGTCGTCCCGAAGGCGACGTTATCGCCTTGGTCGCCTTGGGGCTCTACTGCGAATCTCGTCCAGAAATACTGGGCGTTCGCAACGCCGTCGTTGTAGATCGATCGCTTGAGCTGGTAAGACAGGTTCGCCAGTGCCATCGAGTGTTGATCGTCGACCAACACCCCACCAAAAAACGACGCGACCTTGCAGGCGGCAACCCCGCTCGCCGCTCTGGAAACATGCACCATGTATTCCATCCAGCCATTCGGCCCCAGCAGCCCCGCGGGGATTGTTTGCGTGACAACGATATTATTTGCAACGGTGTCCAGCGGGATCGTGACGTCCCTACCTTGATAGACCGCCACCAGCGGTGACGCGCCTGACGCACTCGGCGTCGAGCTGTACCAGGCGTCATCCACGCTGTCATAGTCGGCCGTGAACCGTTCGCCCGCGGTGGCCGTCAGCTTGAAGCCGGTCGGCGCCGTGATCGTCCCTTGCGCGGTCCATGTGCCGGCGCCGGTGTTGAGCAGAAAGAACGAAGCGCCCGCGACCGCGCCAGAGGTGGCCTTCGCGGCGAATGTTCCGGTGGTGGCCCCGGCCTGGTTGACGATGAGCGGACGGTTCGCGTGCAGCGATTGCGTGATCGCCGTGTCGCCTGCGCCGAGGATCGACTCCGGCAGCACGCCGCCGCCGCTGCTCGGCGGAATGAGCGCATCGACTTGCCAGCCGGAGCCGGTCAGTATGAGGACGAGCGGCATGGTCAGGCTCCCGCGGTTGCCGGCTGCTGCTTCTGCAGCGCGGCGAGTTGAACTTGTTGCTGCTGCGTTTCCGCGGCAGCGTCCTGGTGCGCCTTGCGGAGGATCGCCGCCGCGCGCTTGTCGCGGATCAGCTTGGACGGCACTCCCATGATCTCGCTCGAGTACCGCGCCGACTCCTCCACGTCGTAGATATCGAACACCGACGGGTCGATCTGCGCCTTGAGGATCAGGGCCTGCTCGAACTGCGCGATGCTGCCCACCTCCTCCTGCTTCTGCGCCCTGGCCAGCGGCGACAGGTAGCGCACGGTGTAGTCGCGATCGCGCAGACTCTCGGGCACCGGGCCGAGCAGTTCGAAGCCGCTCGCCTTGTTCGCGCGCATCAGGATCCCGAAGCAGCGCTCGATGAGCGGCTGCAGATACTCGGCCTGCAGGCGCCCGAAGACCGGGCCGAGCAGCTGGCGGATCATCATCACCCGTACCTGGTACTCGTACGCGGTCTTGGCCGGGCCGTCGGCGGGCGGCAGCTGGTCGGCCAGCAGCGTCTTGCGGATCGAGGCTTGCAGCCGCGCGATCATGAGCTGCGAAAACTGCACCTGCGCGCCGGTCACGAGCGCCTTCATGCTGTCGACGCTGTTCGCGATAATGATCTTCTTCGGGCCGAGCTTGATGTTCTTGGCGTTCAACACGCCGTCGTCCTCGGCGATGAACGGCGGCGCGATTGCAGTCTCGGCGCCGGCGAACTCGAGCTCGATCACCCGGGTCAAACTTTTCACGTCGGGCAGCGCCTGCGACATCGGGCCAGTCGCGTAGGCCGAGCTCGGGAGCCGGGTCCAGCGCGGGCAGACGCACGGGAACTCGTCGTAGCCCGATTCCTTCAGCGTGTGACCGGTGGCCGTCTCGATCGTGCAGGACGCGAACGGCATGTCGACCGCGAAGGGCGAGCTCTTGTCGTACTGGTCGCGCGGCTCGATGGCCAGGCACAGGCGCACCTTCTCGCGCAGCTTGTCGGCCTGGAAGAGCGCGCGCACCTTGAGCGACACGCCGTCGATGCCGTACTTCGCGACGACCTGCGCGACGTCCCATTCCCATTCGCGGTAGAGCACGTCGACGCGGCCGCCCTGCCCCTTTGTACTGGCGATGTAGGACTCGGCCAGCGGGAAGGTTTCGAAGTAGTAGCCGACGTCCTGCTGGCCCTCGCCGACGAACATGACGAGGTAGCCTGCGCCGCCCATGTCGAGCAAGGCGTCGAACGCCTCGGCGTCATAGTTGCTGGCGTGGATGTTCTCGAAGATGACGTCCGCCACCTGGTCGAGCCACTGTCGCTCTTCCTGCGTTTCCTGGCCGATATCGAGCGAGAACCAACGCGAATTTGGCGGCGAGAGGCCAGAGAGGATCGAGGAGACAAGCAGCCGCAGCGAGTCGGCGGCGGTGCTGTCGAGGTTCTGCGCTCGCCGGGTCTGCAGGTCGACGGCGTTGAGGTAGATCGAGCCTGTGAAGCCGCTCCCGCGCTCCGGGTAGGAGTAGTCGAAGCACTCGCGCCAGGTCGACTCGTGAGGCTGGCGCTGGGCCTTCAGAGCGTCGAGGCGGCCCTTGATCCGCTGCGCGTCAGCCACGTCAGCCTCCGAACGTCGTCTTGCCGTCGGTCGGTGCGCCGGTGAGCAGCGAGTTCGAGGTGAGTGCCTTGTTTCGCAAGGCCAGCCGGGAGTTGGCGCTCTGCGCGGCCTTCGCATCAGCTTGCGCCTGCAGCTTGGCAGGGTCCTTCGGCGTCGGCGCCGTGAGAGCGCTCACGGCCGTCGCCGAACTCGCGACGGCTGAGAACAGGGCGGCGATTTCGACACCGGTGCACATCGCGTGTTAGCCGGCCTCGGCCAGCGCCTTCTTGCCGGCGGCCTTCTTGGCCCGCTTGGCGAGCTGATCTTCGACCTGGTCGGCGCTGGTGCCGAGCATCGGGTGGCAGTACCAGCCGTCCTTCGTCTCGATGCCGACGGGCGGAATGCCGTCCGCAACGCGGGCCTCGGCCGCGACTCGGGCCTCCTCCTCGGTCGGGAAGCCGTCGCGGCTGAGATTCGGGCGGCGGATGGCTTGAGACTGGGCGGCGTGCTTGGCGATGCCGTCGGCGATCATCTCCGCCATCTCGGCGCGGGTCAGGGTGACGCGTTCGGTGCCGGGGTCGTCGGCGTCGGCGGGATTGGCGGGTTGGCGGGCCATAGCGGGGGGACTCCGG